ACGCCTAGGTCACTTCCCCGCTACCACTTCCCCGCTTCTTTGTATGGTTTTTGTTCGGGGAAGTGTACGCATTTTGTTTCAGGGGTCAGAGCAGTCCCCCGCCCCGGTTAACAGCAATCGGGGGACTTAACCGCCCCTGTTAACTATTTTTCAGTGGACACACCCCGCTTCAGCAGGGAAGTCTGCCTTACGCGTGCCCGGCCTGTTATCTAACAGACGCATCATGCAGTGCGTGAGACAGTGGGCTTACTTACGAAAGGAGGCGCCCATGAAGCGAGACGAAGCACATGTCCGTGACATGACCGGCCGAACGCAGGAGGCAAGGCAACTGTCCTTGTTTGCTGACGAGGAGCCCTAACCAAATCAGAACCTACGCCAAGGGACGGTCTATCATTGACCGCCCCTTTTTTGTTATAACAATGGGTATATGCAGCCTGGCCAAACCATCACCATCACAAAGTCAGCCGTCGGCCAGCTGCTCATCGTCCTGGCCGGCATCCTGCTCACGGGCCTGTTGGCTGCCGCCGCCTGGTGGTTGCGCCGCGACGGCCAAACGCTGCTCGGCGAGTGCATGTTCGCAGCGGCCGTGGTGGCTGCGCTGGGCATGGCCATGCAGAACTACGTCTACGCGCTGAGCCGCATCGTGCTGACCGACAAGCAGCTGACCGTCACCAACTGGACGAGCGTCATCGCGTCGGACGTGGCTGTCTGCGACTGGAGCCAGGTCCAGGACGTCGCCGTGCAGAAGGGCGGCATCCTGCCCTTGCTGTTCGACTACGGCAGCCTGCTCATCCAGACCGCCGGCACGGAACGCAACCTGCGCATCAACTACATCCCGAAAGTCGAGTACTGGCGCGACGTCATTGAGCAGCGGGCAGACGCAGCAGGAGGCGCCTGATGCCCAGACTGTGCAGGATCTGCCGTCAGGTTCATCGACACGGAGAACCGTGCAAATAATGTTATGATGCAAATACATGAAGGCTGACAAAACAAGGGCTACAAAACCGGGGAAGCCGCGAAAGGTCGGCCGGCCCTCAAAGTACAGCAAGGCACTAGCCGACAGAATCTGTGCCGAACTAGCTATGGGCAACTCGCTGCGCAGTGTCTGCGCGTCAGACAAAATGCCATCGGCTGTGACTGTGTTCGCCTGGCTGCGGACCAACGATGAGTTTCTTAAACAGTACACGCGCGCGAAAGAGGAAGCTGCCGACGCCATGGCCGACGAGATCCTCGACATCAGCGACGACGGCCGCAATGACTGGATGGAAGCCCGTGGCGGCTATGTCGTCAACCGCGAGGCGACAGAACGCTCCAAGCTCCGCGTCGAGACCCGCAAATGGATCATGGCCAAGATGAAGCCTAAGAAGTACGGCGACAAGCTGGACCTGACGAGCGACGGCAAGAAGCTTGTCACCGCTCCGCTGGTCATCAGCCAGATCGCCGGCAGGAACCAACCCGATGCTCCAGCTGAAGGCGAAGCAAGCTAAAGCCGTCGCGGCGGTCAACGACCCGGCGGTTGACACCCTCGTCCTGTTCGGCAGCGTCGGGACCGGCAAGACGGACGTGGCAGCCCACATCGTGCTGTCGATCTGCTACCAGTTCCCGAAGACCTACTGGCCGGTCTTCCGCCAGAACATCAGCACCGCCATGAAGACCATCATCCCGTCCTACCTGGAGATGGCCGACAAGATGGGCCTAGTGCAGGGCGAGGACTACTTCTTTAACCAGTCGCTGCACACCTTCACGTTCCTGCACAACAAGTCGGTCATCATATTCGTCGAGGCCGACCAGACCAAGGACCGCGACGGCAAGAAGATCAAAGGTATCAACGCCAGCGGCAACCACATCGACGAAGCCGACGAGTTGCAGCACCAGATGTTCATCCAGGCGACCTCCCGCCGCGGCCGGCGCAACGCCCACGGCCAGCCCTCGCTGTCCATCATCACCATGAACCCGAACGACTCCTGGGCCAAGGAGCTGTACTACGACCCCTACAAGGCCGGCACGCTGCCGAAGAACGTCGCCGCCGTCGAGTTCGACCTCACGGACTCCTGGCAGTCGGATCAGGACATCGCGGCGCTCAAGACCAACCCCGACTGGTGGACGCAGCGCTACCTCTACAACAACTGGGACTACACCGACGAGTCAGCCTCGCTGTTCAAGTCCCGTGCCTGGGCTTCGTCCATCGTCGAGACGCTGGACGGTAAGGCGGCACGGGCTGGCGGCTACGACGTCGCCCGCAGCGGCACGGACCGCTCAGTCAGGGCGCTGCTCTACGGGCTGACCGTGGCCGACATAACCATCGTCAAGGACAAGGACGAGCAGAAGGACACCAGTGAGCAGGCTGACTGGCTGGTAGCGGATGCCGGCCTCAGCGGCTATGGCCTCGAGAAGCTGGCCGTAGATGCCGTCGGTCTTGGTGTCGGTGTCGTGGATGGCCTGGCGAAGCAAGGGTTCAAGGTCAAGGAGTACATGAGCGGCGCCCGACCAGACCCGAATATCCGCATCGAGGAGCGGGAGAACATCCCGGTCAACTTCGACAACCTGCGCTCACAGATGATCTACCTCTACGCCCGCGGCATCGAGCTCGGCCTTATCAAGCACTTCGTTAGCTGCCCGTTCCTGAAGGAGCTCCAGAAGGAAGCGGCCGTCCACAACTACGAGATCACCGACAAGGTGCTGCGCGTCGAGAGCAAAGACAAGATCAAGCAGCGGCTGGGCTTCAGCCCCGACCTGCTGGACGCCGTCGTCATGGGCCTGTACATCGCGCTCAACCGCAAGGTCGGCTTCCGCGTCAGGACGGCTTAGGTAGCCCGTAGAGACCCGGGTTAGCGAGGACCTTCCCCGTCAGCTCGAGCTCAGCGTCCATGAAGTTCGTAGCGAGGCTGTCATCGGCGGGGTCGTCTGCATAGGCAAAGGCGCGACCTGTTTCGTAGAAGTGTTGCACTTGCTCGTCGAGTTGTGGATTCATGAAGACACAGGTCAAATAGGCGGTGTATAGCCCTGGCTCTGCCGCATTGCGCTCATCATTGGACGTGGCAGCTTGCAACATGGTCATATTGCTCATGAACGCTACGACAGCGTCCCGGCGCATTGCCTGCTCCGCTTCCTTGCGTGCGCTGCTACGCGAGCGCTGACTAATAAACCAGGTCACGAGGGCGGTGACGGCTGCGGCGCCAACAACGAAGACCCCGGAACCCCACCATGGCGCGGTCGCACCGGTGGCGGCGGTCGCAGCGAGTGACATGGCGGCATCATAGGGTTTGCGGAACTAAGCACCCCGCCCGGGTGGCCGTGTCCGACTGCCAGAGGATCTGCTTCCGAACGGTGAAGTCGTGCCGCTGTTCCGGCGTGAAGTCGGCCGCCACCAGCCGGCCATCGACGCTGCCGAAGTAGGTCAGCGTGTCGGTGCGGTCCTGGCCAATGTAGATCTTGCCGTTGGGGTAGGTAATCTGATAGATGCTGCTCATTTAGCCCCCATAGTTATTGCAATGTTTTTACTCTCCCGCGTGCTAAAGTAAGAGCATAACGACCAGAGCACATGTCAGTACCACTACGAATACGACTAGCACGAGCAATAGCAGGCACTAAAGCCAAAGAGTACATCCCGGCGCTCTCACCGCTGGACGGCTGGCCCGACACGTCCGGCCGGCTCAAGTCCTTTCAGAACAAGAGCGAGCAGCTGACGGCCAACCTCAACTGGTCGTATGCCGCCAACCGCGCCATCGTCGACCCGGCCGCGGCCATCGAGCTGAAGGCCTACCGCAAGGACAGGAAGACCGGCGAGCTGAAGGAAGCGAGCGACGCCAAGGCCGCCGAGCTGATCGACCTTCTCAGCAACCCGAACAACGTCCACACCTGGGAACAGTTGGCCGGCCTGCACTACACCTACATGAACTTCAACGGCGAGGGCTACACCATGATGTTCCGTAACGGGCAGCCATGGACGCCGACCCCTGGCCAGCTGCCACATGCCGTGCAGGAGATACCGGCTAACCAGATTCAGTTCAAGTTATCCAAAGAGGGCTACAGCAAGTCGACCGTCAAGTACCAGGGCGCCGAATATCCGCTGAGCGTCTTTGTCCGTGACATCAACCCGGACCCGGATAACCCCTACTTCGGCCACAGCATCATCAGCGCTGCCGCTGCCATCATCAACAGCGACCTGGAGATGCGCGAGTGGAACAACCGCCTGATGGCCAACGGTGCGGCGCCGAGCGTCGTCTTCACCTCCAACGAGGAGATGAGCCAGGAAGCCTACGAGCGCTGGAAGCAGCAGTTCCAGGACGAACACACCGGGGCAGCCAACGCCGGCAAGCCGCTGCTCGTCGAGGGCGGCGATGTCAAGCCGTTCATGCTCAGCCCCCGCGACCTCGACTTCCTCGAGTCCCGCAAGTTCACCCGTGACGAGATCCTGGCCATGTGGCGGGTCAACCCGTACATCATCGGTTCAGTCGAGGACGTCAACCTGGCCACCGCCAAAGCCGCCCGCATCCAACATGCCGAGATCAACATCGAGCCGCGGGTGCGCCAGTGGGTCCGCCAGCTGAACGCCACCATGGTCAGCGTCTTCGACCCCGAGCTGATCCTTGGCTACGAGCCCATCGTCCCCGAGGACGACGAGGCGAAGCTCAAGTACCACGCAGCAGCAGCCAACAAGTGGGAGACCATCGACGAGGCCCGCGCCGCCTTCGGCGATGAAGCCTTGCCGGCCAAGCTCGGTGAGCAGATTTACATGCCGAACCTGAACGCCCCGCTCGCTGCTATCGCGGACGGCTCAGCCAAGCCGCAACCTGTCGCGCCAGCCTCCGGCACTCCTCCAGCCGATGACACCACGGATGACGACGGCACCAATGACCCGGAAGCAGATGGCACCTCGAAGTCAGCCCCAGCCCTCGCCGGGGTAAAAAAAAAGACCTATCTGACGCTGTACGGCAAGAGATAGGCAACGCCAAGGTCGCAGCCAGGCGCAGCCAGAGCAGTGCTTACGAGTCCCGCATGATCACCGTGATGCGCGCCCAGTTTGAGAGACAGCGCGAGCAGGTGCTGGCTCACCTGAGCTACAGCAACGTCGGTAAGAGCTACACCAAGAAGGACTGGCTCGACGACCTTAACGACTGGTCAGCATCCGACGAGAGCTTCGCTGAGGCCATCAAGCCGCTCATCCAGATCATGCTGATTGAGGCCGGCCAGCAGGCCATCCAGGAGGTCGGACGACAGCCGAGCACCTTCGATCCGTTCACGCCGGCGCTGCGGCAGTACTTCACCGACCGCTCGCTCAAGATCGCTACCGACGTCAATGACGAAACCGAGAAGCAACTGCGGGCCGCGCTCAGTCAGGGCGTCACAGCCGGCGAGTCGACCTACCAGTTGCGGGCACGCGTCGAGGACATCTTCGGCAGTGCCTCCACCATGCGGGCTGACCGCATCGCCCGCACCGAGACCACCCGCGCCCAGGGGTACGCCGACATCCAGGCCTGGACACAGAGCGGTGTCGTCGAGGGCAAGGAGTGGTTCACAGCGAAGGACGAA